AATTGAGGACGGACATATTGGAGATACTATAGAACTTTATTAATAATCACTTAAACTGAACTTTAACTGATAAAAAGAATGATGATTGGGCGGTAAAATAGTGGATTTTTAAGTGTTCGTAATTGATTTTAACAAGAATGTGCGGTAAAATCAAGGAAAAGGAGGTATGTATCATGTTAGAATTAAAAGTACAAGTAAAATTTGCAGAGATTTTGATAAAACTTAAGGAGAGAAAGGCAACAGCTTATGATTTAAGCCAGCTTATTAGATTGGTTAAAGACAATAAAAAGGAGATACCGGATGATATTAAGCTTGTTATACTGAGTATTCCAAACATTGTGTTAAAAGATAATTGTGTACTGAAAAACAGTGTTGGAGAATGGACTAGTAAAAATGGAGAATATTTTGCCAACAATTGTATTGGACTAGAGGAGTGGAAAGAAAAGTTTAATAGTAAATATTTTGATTTGGGTGATATGAGTGACTTTATGAATTATGTGTTAGAAGATTCAGAACGATTAAATAGTGATTTTTATTTAAGAAATCCAGAAGTAACATTGGAAAATGATGTATATATAAAATATGAAGAAGAGTTTCAAAATGAGCAGGTTATATATGCGATGGTACTCGAAAAAGCACTTATGATGTAACCTTAATTTTACTATGATATGTATATAAGTTAGCGCCGTAGAGCCGAATGTATGAGACTTAAGTGTCTTGTACGTTAGGCTCTTTTTATTTTGCATAGAAGAGAGGAGGTATGACATGGCAGGAAAGAAAAATCCATTAGCTGATAAAGCATATGAGATGTATAGGCAAGGAATGAAGCTAGTAGATATAGCTTCTGCCCTCGATGTACCTCCGGGAACGGTTAGAAGATGGAAAAGCACACATGGATGGGATAGCGAACGTTCGGAAAAAGAAAGCGAGCGTTCGGCTACGAAGCGAACAAAGAAAAGGACTCCGATTGATGATGGTACGAAAGAGACTCTGCAGAACGATGACCTCACACCGGAACAGCAGATGTTTTGTATATATTACAGTAGGACTTTCAATGCGGCGCAGAGCTACCAGAAAGCGTATGGATGTAGTTATGAATCAGCGATTGCAAACGGTTCACGATTGCTAACAAATGATAAGGTTCGAGCGGAAATTAAACGTCTGAAAGAAATCAAGCGCCAGCAGATAGTAGCCGATGCAGATGATATTGTGGAATTACAGATGAGGATTGCTTTTGCAGATATTGGAAATTATGTCTCGTTCGGGCAGAAAGAAGTAACTGATATAGAGACAGACGAAACATATATGGTCAGCGTGGTCGATCTGAAAGAATCCAAAAACACGGATACACAGCTCATCCAAGAAGTTAAGCGTGGAAAAGATGGAGTTTCGGTGAAACTGGCAGATAAGCAAAAGGCTATTGACTGGCTGTCGAAGTATTTCCTCGTACATCCAGATGATAAATATAAAGCAGAATTTGATAAAAAGCGTGCCGAAGTCAGCGACAATTCTGGAGCACAGATTTTGCAGAATATGCAGACGATAGCGGACATCTTGCAACACCCGGTAGCAAACCGGAGTATATCTGATCTGGAAGAAGGTGATGCGGATGAATAAACCGGCACCATTAAGCCAGAGACAGTATGAGTATATGCAGAGATGCATGATTAGCTGGTTCAACGTGGCAGAAGGCGGTAAGCGAGGTGGGAAGAACGTGCTTGCAACGATGATCTTCTGTTCCCTGCTTGAAACGCACAAAAACAAGATACATTTGGTAGCAGGCGTATCGAATGCGACCGCAAAGCTTAATATCCTGGACTGTGACGGATATGGATTGCTCAATTACTTTGAGGGCAGACACCGCGAGGGAAAGTATAAGGATCGTGACTGCGTTTATGTTCAGACCAAGACTGGGGAAAAGATTGTGCTTATATCCGGTGGAGGTAAGGACGGAGATGAGAAGCTTATTAAAGGTAACACCTATGGCATGGCGTATGTCACAGAAGCGAACGAATGCCACCCGAAGTTTTTAAAAGAGGTGTTCGACCGTACGCTTTCCAGTTCCGACCGTAAGATATTTCATGATCTGAACCCAAAAGAGGAAGAGCATTGGTATTACATGGAGATTCTAAAGTTCCACGAAGAGCAGCAGGAGAAAAACCCAAGCTATGGTTATAACTACGGACACTTCACTCTGGTGGACAATATGAGCATGACGGATGAGCAGATCAGAAAAGTTCTTAGCACCTATCAGAAAGGCACTGTGTGGTATAGGCGTGACATTAAAGGCGAACGAGCAGTTGCAGAAGGAATCATTTTCCGTAAGTTTGCAGAGAACAATGAACCATATCTGTATGATGAGGATACAGATCCATTGTTTGAAAGGGATTTGAAAGGGAAATTACTTCACCGCCCATCAAGGATTACAATGGGTATAGACTTTGGTGGAAACGGATCCATGACAACCTTTGTGCTGAAGCTTTACTTCCACGGATATCATGATCTGAGGACAGCGGAGGAATCAAACCTGGAACTGTCTCCAGACATCGATGCGGAAGCGATATGCAGTAAGTTTATAGAGTTTTTCAAATACTGCCAGGAAAAGTACGGATTTATTGACTGGGTATTTCCAGACAGCGCAAGCACAACGATGATAAACAGCCTGCGGAGTGCTGCGAGAAAAGCAGGATTGCCATACCGAAATATTAAAGGTTGCCGTAAAAATGAAGTGTCGGACAGGCCACGAACCTACGACATGCTGATGAATACTGGAAGGTGGAAGATAAACCGGAATTGCACAAAGCTACGAAGTGCGATCGGTAAGTTGAAATGGGATCCAGACCACCCGGACATACCAGAGGACAAGAACATCGGAAACTGTAATGACTGGTGGGATGCGGAGAACTATACAATTTTGGATTTTATTGAATATGTTGATCTGGACAGAAGATAGGAGGAAGAGATGGAGAGTTGTGTAAAAGCATTTTTGGATAAAAAAGGATACGATGTGAATGATAAGGCATTAACGATCATTCATGCATGTGATGACTGGTATGCGAACAGATTGATAAATGATTTTCATAAGCGAAAAACAATCAATGGGATACCATATGAGCTTACAAGGTTGAATTTTGCAAAAAGATGCTGTTCTGATGATGCAAATCTGTGTGAGGTACTTGAAATAAATGCAGGAGAAGGGGAACAAGCGGATTTTGTAGCAAAGGTGCTTGCTAGCAGTAATTTCAACACGCAATACCGTAAACAGTTAGAAAAAACCTCTGCGGATGGTACAGTAGCCTGTTATATCCGCTTGGACAATGCAACGGTTATGGATGATTCTTCTGTGAGAGGTGGAGATATTAAGCTTAATTATGTGGAAGCAGATGCATTTACACCACTTACTGTTGAAAATGATATTGTGGTTGAGGCGGCATTTTCTGGAAGTACACTGGTCAAGGGAAAGAAGCAGACAACACTCGTGTTATTCTTGCTTGGCGAGAATAATCTATATACTGCGGAGACACATATTTTTAATGATCGTGGAGATGAGGAAGTTGGAAAACAGACGATTGTGCAGCTTGGTGATGTGAAACCATTTGCTGTTATGCGTGTCGCTGAAGTGAATAATCTGGATAATATGGAAGGCTACGGATTGCCTAAATTATGGAATGCAATTCCAGCACTTAAGGTTGTAGATTTGTGCTATAACGTATTGTTTAGCGATTTGGACAAATCTGAGAAAATTTTATTGATAAATGAACTGCTTTGCACTTTCGATGAGAATGGTGAGCCAGAACTTACACCAGAACAGAAAAAGCTTTTTGTGTTTACAGGTGAAAAACTTCCAGAGGAAAAAGGACTGATCCAGGAGTATAACCCAGAAATTAGGGTGGAACAGATTACAAAAGCATTTGAGTTGGCGCTGTCACTGCTGTCTATGTCATTTGGCTACGGAACAAAAAAATACAGCTTCGAGAATGGACAGATCAAGACGGCTACTGAGTATTTCGGTGAACGGCAGGATGCCATGCAGGAGCTTGGAAAGCAGCGACAAGTAGCCACTGAATATATACAGGATATCTGTAAGGCTGTCATGTGGTTTTCAAATAAATATCATGATACGGCATATGATCTGGATGCAGAGATCACGATTGGTTTTGATGATTCTTATGTGGAAGATAAACAGACTAAACTTGAAGCAATGAGAGCGGATGCATTATCATTCCCGGAAGTGCCAATTTTAAAGGTTTGGTATATGATGGAAAAATATAATATTCCAGAGGATGAAGCTAAGAAATATATGCAATATACAGACGAACCAATTGACGATGTTGATGATTAGGGGGGGATTTAAAGGGCATTATCAGAACAACAGATAGATGTTTTATCGGATAAATACATAATTGGACTTTACCAAGATTTAGAGGATGAGGTCATAGCTGATATTGCCCGGAGAGTGCAGAAAACCGGACGATATACTGAAACAGCGGAACTTATGGCAAAATCAATGGTAGAAAATGGATTTTCTGCGGATAAAATCCGTGTAGAAGTCATGAAAATGCTTCGCGCTGATAAAAATTATCAGATGGCGGTTGCAGAAAACACTATGGCATATAAGCGAGAGGTGCAGCAGATTATTAATAATACCGTAGAATCTGCAAAGGAAGCTGGAGAAACTTTGACAGCAGAAGCCGGTGATATGGCATGGAATAATGATCTTTCTATGTGGGAACAACAGGGGGAAGATCTGACAAAGCCGAACAGCTTAAGCAAATTTGTAAAGGCATCTTCTTTGCAGACATCCGGAGCACTTAGGAATCTGACAAAAACAATGGGATTTAAGAATACAGCACTTGGCACAACTGGCGTAATGGATATGTATCAGCGAGAGATGGATCTCGCACTGATTAAGGTATCTACCGGAGCATTTTCTTTTGACCAGGCAGTTAAGGATTGTGTGCATCGTTTGGCACAGAGCGGATTGAGAAGCATTGACTATGAAAGTGGGAGATCGTACCAACTTGACGTTGCTGCCAGAATGGCTGTCAGAACTGGAATGTCACAGTTATCTGGAAAAATCACAGAGGAAAATCTGAAAAAATCCAACCATGACCTTGTAATCACAACTCAGCATATGGGTAGCAGACCGGATCATGCAGTATGGCAGAATAAAGTGTTTTCCTATTCTGGAAAAAGCAAGAAATATCCGGATTTTGTCAAAGAAACAGGGTATGGAACTGTCACAGGATTAAAGGGAGCAAACTGTACGCATGATTTTTATCCGTACTGGGAGGGTGCATCTGTTATTCCGGAAGATATAAAAGAGCCTGATCCACGGACAATCGGTGGAAAGACTTATACTTATTATGAATCCACGCAGAAACAGCGTCAGATGGAGCGGCAGATCAGAGCGATTAAGAGAGAAATCGAAGCAACAAAAAGTATTGGCGGTGATGCACAGGATTTGCAGAATAAATTGCGTGGACAGATGGCAGATTATAAAAGTTTTTCAAAGGCGGCCGGGCTGAAAGAACGGGATAATCGACTTAGAGTAGAAAGTGGAAGCAGTGCTCTGAGATCTACACATGCATATCAAAAATTTATTGAAGTGAATAATGATGACTCAGATATTGGAAGAAGAATAAAGAGTTTATTTATAAAAGATAAGACAGACGTTATTAAAAGTTTTAGAAGTGGAATTAGTAATGTGAAAAATAATGATGTTAAAATACTTCTGAAACAGGCAGATGAAAGAGTTCAGTATATAAAAAATGCAGGAAAGCAAAAATCTTATTTTAATAAAAATGATGGGAATATTTATTATGGTACTTATACAGCACCTGGAACTATTGCACACGAGCTATTTCACGAGATAGACTATATTTATGGACTAACAGATAATGGTTTCTTGAGTAGTTCAATAGAAAAAGATTATAGAAGATTAACGAATATAGCTATTGGATATGGAAAAAGTGTTGAGGAATTGTTATATTATAAATATCCTGATGCATTTTATATAAATGAAAGAGGGAAAAAGGTATTTTATGAAAAATATCGAGGAATATCAGATATTGTAAATGGTGCGAGTGACGGAAAAGTATTTTTGGGATATGGACATTTAAGACCGGGTTATTGGGAACGAGAAAATGTGCTACAAAAAGAAACATTTGCTCAGTTTGGTAGAATATTATATGATCAAGATGATGATGTGTTGAAAATGACAGAGGAAATATTTGAAAATACCAGTAGAGAAGTATTAGAGAGAATAAAAGGAATGATGAAATAATGTATTATGGAATATCATCACACAAATTGTTAGAACTTAGAGATGAATATGAAAAATTATTCGGATATGATCCAAATGGGGATATGGAGTATGAATTTGGAGATTATGGTGAGTATGTGCAGTTATTAAACAAGTGTATTAATCAAAAAAAAGATTTATATGAAATTCTGGAAGAATAGCATTAATTGCAATATAACAAATAATTTGCATTGATAACATGCAAAAAGTGTTATATAATATCACTAGGGGTGATATATTGAATCCTAGTAGATTTATCTGGTATCCTTGTCCAAAGTGTGGAAGCCACCTTTTGGCAATCAATAAAGATACCGAGGTTAAAAATTTGCCGTGCAAATGCAAGCACTGCAAACGAGAAAGTTTAATAACTATAGTGCCGATGATTAGAGCCGATTAGTCAAGTCTTAAATTAGGACTTGATTGATTGGCTCTTTTTAATGCCGCGGATTGATGTAATGGCAGCATACTGGTTTCCTTAGCCAGTAGTGGTGGTTCAAATCCACTGTCCGCAATTATCTGTGGGTGATTCTCCCACGTTAAATAAATCATCGTTAAAGGAGATAGAAGTAATGAAGAGAGAAGAATTAGAAGCACTTGGCATGACGAAAGAACAGATCGATAAAGTATTGGACATGCATCATGCGGAGCTTGATCCGGTTCAGAAAGATCTGGAAACAACACAGGCAGATCTGACTGCTGAGAAGACTAAAACCGCGACACAGGAAACAACCATCAAGGATCTGAAAAAGGATCTTGAGGAGTTTAATGATGCCGATGTGAGCGGAATGAAGCAGAAAATCGAAGATCTTGAGAAAGACATTAAGACAAAAGATGCAACGCATCAGCAGGAGATTGCGGATCGTGATTTCAATGATCTTCTCAAAGAGAGTATTGCATCCGCAAATGGTAAGAATGCTAAGGCGATCACTGCTCTTTTGGATGTTGATGTCTTGAAAGCATCTAAAAATCAGAAAGAGGACATTGCAGCAGCAATCAAGACATTGACGGAAGCAGAGGACAGCAAAATGCTGTTCGGTGAGCCGGAACCGAAACCGGCAGGAAAAGTTGATCTTATCGGGGGAGTGAAAAAGACATCTGATGAAGGAGTTTCTTCTCTGATGGATGCATTAAAAGAAAAATACAAGCAGTAAAGGAGAATAATTATGGCATTAACATTAGCAGAAGCAAAAGTCGGTTATGCAGACAAAGTAGAACAGAATGTGATCGATGAATTTAGAAGATCGTCCATCCTGCTCGATAAACTGACATTTGATGATACCATTTCACCAACAGGCGGTAGCAATCTGGTATATGGATATCAGAGATTAGAGACACCATCTACCGCAGCGGTACGTCAGATTAATTCTGAGTATTCACCAAACGAAGCAAAGAGAACCAAATGTACAGCAAGTCCGGTAATTCTTGGCGGCTCTTTCCAGATTGACCGTGTGATCGCTCAGACATCTGGTGCTATTAATGAGAT